AGATCCCAGTAGTGGCAGGGTGATAGTGACTCAGGGGCTTACTATCATGGTGAGAAATCAAGGACTGGATAGCCTCACTGCTGAGTGGAAGATAGAGTATGATGGTGATACCTATAATGTAGAAGGATATAAGAAGATAGGAAGGGCTACATACCTGGAGATAATGGCAGAAAAAGAGACACCGTGAGTATAGAGATGTACATACCACCCCGTGAGATAAAGATGCTGGAAAAAGAAATAAAAAAACTTTCTAAAAATTTCAGCCCTAAAGAGACGCAGCGTGTATTCACTAAGGCCTCAGAGCCTTATAGAGCTAAAGCTAGAGAAGTAGCACCACAGGCAAAGAAAGTGGTAAAAAGATACAGTACTCCTAAGTCATTCAGTAAGAGGAGAGCACCCAAGGGTAGCGGTGTGGTAGTGGCAGAATACCACCCAGGTAATCTAGGGCGGTCCTTTAAAAAGCTATCACTGAGGTATGCTAGTAAGTGGAGAGCCATAATGATAGGCCCGAAAAAAGCCCGAAATGGTAAAGGAGTGTTCAGGACTAGAGGTAAGACAGATGGGTACTATGCTAGGTTTCTAGATGAGTCATTTGATAAGACTATGAGAGATGCATGGAATAGCACTAGAGATGTTATAGTGAAAAATATAGCTAATGAATTTAGATGGATGCTGAGGACTAGAAAATGAATTACGGAGATATCACATATAGCAGACTATCCAGCCATACGGCACTCACTGATATAGTGGGCACTCGTATAGCTAATACTAAGGCAGAGCAGGGATATGCTATGCCTTATCTGGTATTTAGGCATAGTCTGACTCCTATCTATACTCATATGGGCGGTGGGAGTAGCCCTATAAAGCAGCATGAGGTATATGTAGAGATCAGGGTGGTGACTCATGAGGATCAGGCTATCACTCAGGCTTTTACTATAGCTGAGGAGGTGGTGAGTGCTATGGTGCTGTATACCGGAGTGGATATACTGGGCCACCATGTGAAAAATATACTATGGAAAGGCTATGACCCACAGGTGTACAATGAAGAGATTAAGGGATTTGAGACTCCTATGAATTTCACAATGACTATAAACTTATGATATGAAATACAGCGGAGCACATCACAGGATAGAAGTACTAGAGGAGATCACATTTAATGGAAAGACCCTGAAAGCAGGTAGATACCTCAGAGTGGCGAGTGGACCTGATGTGCTCGCTGAGTATGGCGATAAGGTGAGAGCTGTAGACTGGCACAGTAAGCAGCCTGTGGAGATAGACCACCCAGATGCACCACTAGAGGGTATAGCAGCACTACAGCGACTCACAGAAGAGGAGCTTAATACTAGAGCCGAGATGACAGAAGATACAGCCGAGACAGACGAAGAGGTAATTGATTTTTCTGACATTTAAAAAATAGTAAAAATGGCAAGTACAGGAGTTTTAGAAGCTGGTACGCTGACAGTATATAAGGACGTGTCCAGTACCCTTACAGCTATAGGCTGCGCTACTCAGAGCGACATATCATTTAGCAATGAGCTGAGGGAGATACTATGTAAGGATAGTAATGGATGGGCCACCTATAAGGCTGGTAAAAAAACATGGAGTATATCAGTATCTGCACTATATGCTATGGATGCTACACTAGCAGGTGATGACTTTTATGATGACCTAGCTAATGGTGATGAGATCACTGTAGAATTTACCACAGCAGTGACTGGTGATGTGAAGTACTCAGGTACAGCACTGGTATCAGGATTAGATTTTTCTGCTGGTAATTTCGGTGAAAATGCATCTTATAGTCTTACACTACAAGGTAGCGGAGCACCTTCAAAGGGAACAGTATCGTAAAGTAAATAATTAATAATATGACAGACACTATCAAGCTGGGAGATGATGAATTTGAATTTTATATACCACAAGGTGTGCTATCTGACTACCTCAAAAAGAGAAAGATAGCACTACTGGATCTGGGAGCGTACCTACTACAGGAGATAGAGATACAGCCATTTGTGCTGATATCTAAGGGGATTAATGGTGGAGATAAGGATGCTAAGATGACACCAGAAAAGGTGCAAAAGCTAGTAGGCCATAAAGTAGTAGGATGGATGAAGCTGGTGGTATATATACAGGACTACTATGGTATCATCGGAGCTGATGATGCACAGGAGCTGATGAGTGCTGCTGACAAAGGTATAGAGGCATTTATGGCAGCTAATGAGAGTATCACTAAGGATAAAAGTGCCTCTGCTGACCCAAAGTAACCACCACCGATGAGGTGGATATAATGGAGTGGCTCTATGGCACCTTTGTAGGTGCGATGGGCCGCAGTGTGAGCGAGTACTGGAGTAGTTCATATCCAGAGGTGATGGGTGCTATACGAGGATGGCAGAGGCACCAGACCGAGCTGCTAGAGGTGCAGATAGCCCTACAGGATCAGTCCTTTAAGGCACATAGGCATATGACGGCATGGATGGTATCATCATGGAGTAAGGGGGCTGTGACAGGGGCAGATATACTGCCTCTGGATAGTGATAAAGAAGAGGAGGAGAAAGGTAAGCTGGATAATACAGCTCTGGAGCAGCTCAGGGCAAGTGAACGGGCTAAGATAGCCGAGAAAAACAGGCTGAGAGCTGAGAGAGGTGAGGAGCCTATAATGATAAGAGGCTTAAAGCAAAAGATATGAGTAGATCACTAGCAAATCTTAATGTAGTAATAGGGGCAAAGCTCACGGGATTTGAGAAAGGGCTGAGCAAAATGGATCGTAAGCTTACGAGGTTTCAGCGTAAGATGAAAAGACTAGGTACTGATCTTACCCAGTCGCTCACACTACCTATACTAGGTGCAGGGGCTGCTGCGGTGACTACAGCCGCTAAGTATGAGAAACTCAGGATAAGGATGAATGCCTTGACAGGCAGTGCTGAGTTGGGTGGTAAGGCATTTGATAGATTGGTACAGTTCTCTGCTAATACTCCTTTTCAGTTAGATGAAATAGTAAAAGTGAATAATGCTTTATTGGGGTTTGGTCTTAATGCAGATCAGGCCTATACGAGTACCAGGAGATTAGCGGATATATCAGCCCTTACTGGTGGTAATATGGATAATTTGGCTGTAGCATTTGGTCAGGCAGCAGCAGAGGGCAGAGTGATGACTAGAGATGTCAGGCAGTTCATTAATCAAGGTGTGCCGATACTGGATATCCTAGCTGATAGTATGGGCGTGGCTCGTAATGAGATCATGGGTATGGCTGAGGATGGTAAGCTGAGTTTTGAGATACTCAATGAGGCTATGATTAAAGCCACATCTGCTGGAGGTAGATTTGAAGGTGGTACAGCTAAGTTAGCTGATACCCTATCTGGGGTATTCAGCACTCTTAAAGATAATGTAAGTATAGCTCTGGGTAAGGTGGGTGATAGTATAGTGCAGACTACAGGGCTAAAAGATAGAATGAAATCACTTTCGGAGTGGGTAGGCAGAGCTGCTGATACATTTTCCAGACTATCGCCACAGGTACAGAAAAATATAATTAAAACAGCATTATTCACAGCCGCTATAGGCCCGACACTGATAGTTTTGGGTAAGTTGCCTGCTGTGATAGGAGCAGTTAATGCTGGGCTGAAGGTGATGCTAAGTACATTGACATTTTTATTGAGTCCTACAGGTCTATTTGTTATAGGGATCACGGCTATAGCAGCCGGGGTATTGTATCTACGTGAGAATATAGTGGCTACCCTTCAGACTATGAGGCCACTAGTAAATGTACTCGCTGCGGTGAGTGGACCTATGCAGCTCATGGCTATGTCTGCTAAGGCCGCATTAGATACTTTTGATGGAGGCGCGGCTAAGTTTCAGACGTTTGGCGAGTTTGTAGATAGTGTGACTGGTAAGGTGAAGGGATTGGCTGCGAGTTTGTTAAGTCTGTCTGAGGTTCCTGTTTTGGGGTCAGGGGTGGGTGCTTCTGAAGCCGATTTTGAAAATTTATATGGAGCAGGACTCGGAGGAGGAGGCGGTAAAGGCTCTGTAGCTGTGCCATTGCTTGAGACTTTAGATATGATCCCTGGTAAAATCCAGAGTATGACTGAATCTGTAGGATTGGCCCTGCCTCAAATGGCTGGCACTTTTGGAAATTTTGCAACTGTTGTTGCCACCAATTTTGATGCCATAGCAAGAGGTGTACATAGTATGTTTGAGGGGATATGGGATAGCATAGCGGCAGGGGAAAATGCATTCAAAGGCGTTATAAGCTCGATAGGCAAAT